GTCGGAGCCGGAGTGCTAGTCGGAGCCGGAGTGCTAGTCGGAGCCGGAGTGCTAGTCGGAGCCGGAGTGCTAGTCGGAGCCGGAGTGCTAGTCGGAGCCGGAGTGCTTGTGGGTGCAGGCGTACTCGTCGGAGCCGGAGTGCTTGTGGGTGCAGGCGTACTCGTCGGAGCCGGAGTGCTTGTGGGTGCAGGCGTACTCGTCGGAGCAGGCGTACTCGTCGGAGCAGGCGTACTCGTCGGAGCAGGCGTACTCGTCGGTCCGGGTGTGCCTGTGGGTCCCGGAGTGCCTGTGGGTCCCGGAGTTCCTGTGGGTCCCGGAGTTCCAGTTGGGCCGGGTGTGCCAGTTGGGCCGGGGGTTCCAGTCGGTCCGGGTGTGCCTGTGGGTCCCGGAGTGCCAGTTGGGCCGGGGGTTCCAGTCGGTCCCGGTGTGCCTGTGGGTCCCGGAGTGCCAGTTGGGCCGGGGGTTCCAGTCGGTCCCGGAGTGCCAGTTGGTCCGGGTGTGCCTGTGGGTCCCGGAGTGCCAGTTGGGCCGGGGGTTCCAGTCGGGCCGGGTGTACCACTAGGTCCCGGAGTTCCGGGAGGTCCGCCTGTGCCGGGAGGTCCACCTGTACCGGGAGGTCCCGGTGTTGGAACCGGCGTGTTCTCGATGCAGGGATCTAGTCCAAGCTGCCACCGATCAAAATCAAACGTAAATCCGGCTTTGCACGACGGCATCGTCGGAGCCGGAGTCGTTGCGGGCGGCATCGTATACATGACAGGAGGACGGAGACGATTAGTAAAATCTCCGCTCAAGTCTTTACGAAGCGCCTCTAAATAACGCTCATAGTCACTGATGTCCCGAGCAGGTCCGGGCGGTCTCAACAACGACCGATACCACTCCGCTAGTTCCGGATCATATGGCTGCAAATCCGGTCCAGATGCAACGCCTGTCGGAGGTCGCGGCATCAAAGGACGCGGAGTCTGTTTAAATTGAATTAAGTCTGTACGTAGATCACTTAGATAATTATCAAAACCGGGCGGAGTAGGACGCTCCGCTCTCGTGGGGTCTACATTTTGACCGCTGATAAAAGGAGTCACGCCCTGAGCTGACGCAATGCCCGAGGGAGCATTGCTGCGGTAAAAGTCAGCCAGAGCGGGAGCGAAAGGGCGGAGAGCCTCGAAGTATTTCCGCCTCCTTTCTTCGTCAGTCTCTTCTTGTAGGTTACTCGCTGTTTCCGAAAGACCACCTTCGGCATACGTAGAATCAGAACGCGGCACGACGCCGCCACCGGCCATATAGAACGGGCGCTGCTGATTTTGATCTAATGGCCCCGACGATGGGGGCCTAGTAGGGGCTGGCGTAGGTGGAGGCTGCTGCGGGCTAAAGTTCTGCGGGGTGTATTGCCCCGGCGTGTAGCCGCGATTGATGAAGTAAGGCTGTCCCGGCTCACCCCAACGTGGATTCATCTGACCCTGTTGGAACTGAGTCCTAAAATACTGAGTCGGTTCCGCCTTCGGGATACCGTACTTCTGGCTCTCGGCGCGGTTGATCAGATACATCAACGGAATCCACGAGCCTACATCCCCGAAAGAACCCAATCCTTGCGACTGTGCCTGACCTTGTTGAGGGCCTTTAAATATGCTCTCAAGGATGTTTTCAAATGGTTTTTTGACCGTGGGCTTAGTAGCTTTTGCGGCTCCTTCGATAAGCCCCGGCGCTATTTCACCGAAGTCATCCGCACCACGAGGGGCTTCTTTATAGCCAGCAGGACCAGCAATTCCCGGTATTCCAGCTTTAGACTGCTCAACCGCCGAGGCGATACCACCCAACACTTGCGTGCCAAGGTAGGCTTTCATACCGGCATCAAGGCCCTTCTGCAGGTCGCCTTTGATAGCCCCGTACGCTGTACCGACTAACGTGCTCGTGAGCTGCGGATTCTGGATTGCCGCCGTGCCAACCTTCTTGACCCCGCCCCAAATCGCTTTGAGGAAGTCGCCCAGAACCGACGCCTCGGGGTATCCCGTCATCGGATTAACAGGTAACTCCATGCCTTGAGCACGTGCTAGTTCCTGTAAAGCCCGCACTTCGTCGGGAGTCATGTGAACGAGGGTAGAATCCCCGTTACGCCCTTGGGCGGCTACAAGGGACGCAAGTCCCGCCGCAGGATATTGATTCATACGCCCCCCGTGGGGAAAAGTTGTTTAAATAGTATCATGTGGCAGACTGGTAAATAGACGAACCATAGTTTGACACCCAAACTACGCTCAAGATGACGGACGGGATAGCGGGTCTATTATTGGTGGCCGCTACGTATGGAATGACAACAGCCGTATCGGCCGCTTCCCAAGCCAACTCAAAGTAACTCCCCGCCTCCACCACAAGCACAAAATTCCAAGCCGCCACAATCTCATTGTTAGGGCCATCAATAACGATCTTGGTGTTTGAATCCGGGACGTTGACTCCGTTAATCCGGGGCCAGATGTAGACCGCGCTTGCACTACCGCCAGACTTGTCTAGCTGAGCTGAGAACTGAAAGTTGTATACACCAGTATTAGCGACGTAGATTTTGGAAGTCGGGGTACCACGAATAATTTCGTAGTCCGAAACGACCGAGTTAAACGTAAAAAGATTAACCGTATTGGCTACCGGGTTCGTCTGCGTGGTGGTGTCGAAATACGAGGCGTGTGGAGTAGGTGCATTAATTCGATTTGAAACTTGGTTGAAGTACAGACGCAGAACGTTATTGAACTGCTCCATACCTCGCTGGTTGTATTCCCGTTGAGCAACAGGAAGATTCGGCGGAGCTACGCCACGTGGGGTTGTCATTACCGACGACCATCCGGCCTGATATCAAGGCGCAGCGCACCCATTTGCCACGACACGCCAAGATCAGACGACCCGACGCGCACTGCTAACTGACGACCGCGAATTCGAGTAAATAATTGCTCGGTGTAAATTTCGTATGGCAGCACGGTCGTAGCCTGCACGGTTTCAATATCTGGAGTGCCGTATGCAGAACCCGGATAGTTACGTGGGTAAACCGAAATGTTGACGGACGGAGTTGAAGTCGATGACCCCAAGAATTTGATATCCGGGATGATGCGTGACACGAAGCCGAAGTTATGTCCGTCACCGATGTCGAAGTCGGACGACTCAATGAAGCAAGTAATCGGCTGCGCTGTACCCGTCGAAAGGTCATCCCAGCCAACTTCGTGATACATAACTTGGTTGGGTGCGGGGATAGACACAGGAGTATCTGCACTATGAGAAGCCGCTGTAGTCCCGTTCGCGCCGCGTACACATCCAGTCAAAGTGTTACCCGTCACACCAGTGTAGGTAATCTGCTCTGAATTAATAATTACCGTGCCAGCACGGGGATAAGACGTGGCGTTACGAAGCGTGATAGTCGTGATTGAAGAATTGACACTTCCGTCCAAATACGACTGTTGAATGCTGTAAGCCAGCATCGGGTATTCGCGGATAGACTGTGGGGCAAAAGCCGTACGATTTAAATTGCCGTATGACCACACATTTTCAAGATAGTTGAAAATAACCACTCGGTCATTAACGGTGCTTCCAGTGCCGGGATAGAACCACCAGACTTCACTGAATGCTTCGTTATTACCACATACGACCTGAGAAATCTGATCTTTATTTAACGTGCTGTAGATGTGCTGGCGGATAGTGCAGGGCAGCGTATTTACGCGACCGTCATACACGAAGAACTTATCCGTACCCATCCAGTACGTCGCGTTGTTGACCGAAATAACAGCATTCGGTGAAGCAATCGAAATGTCTTGGTCAAGTAATGTAAACCCGAATACGAACGGAGGGCCTAAGTACTGCATGGAGTACACAGCCGTATCTGTCCATATGAGAATTTCTTGGCGAGCAGCCGTACCCGCTACGATCTTAGAACCGTTAGCAAGACGCTGTTCACCTGACTGGTTAGTAACTTCTGGCACCCACTCATAGGGGTTATCTGCGTCTGACCAACGAACCAGCAACGGGTCAAATGTAGTATCAAAATTAGTCGGGTCGTACGGGTTAGCTCCCAGACAGACCGCGAAATCATCTACAGGGGAGTCAAGAATAATGTTGGTCTGATCCGGTACATGTCTGCCCGAATAGCTAAACGATACCGCCGAAGCAGTAAGGGACGCAGTTGTAGCCGCAGAAATCGTAACCGAAGTACTGCCATCCCAAGTTGACGTAACGTAAGTGCCCGACACTATTCCGCTGCCAGATATGACAGAACCAGTATTGATGCTGGTAGCGTCAGCAACCGTAATCGTTAGTACACCGGAACCAAAAGAAGCCGTAGTAATAGTCTTTTCAACCGTATTCGCTTTAGCTTCTAGCGTGATAGCACGAGGCCACGCAGGGATATCTTTAGTCCAGTAATAAATCTTGCCCTCGTTTTCAGCGAAGATAAGGTCATTACCGTAATTAAACTGTGACCACAGACGAAGCGGTACGCCTACCGCCGTTGTAGACCCCCAACCGCCTTCACCCCAAGGTGGGCCGCCCCAGCCTACCTGCGATGTATAAACAGCCGGACCAGCGTCGATGTCGTATTGACCCACAACAAGTGACCCGCCACCCGTAGCGGAAGACACCGCAGCAGACGAACTCAAGATTACAAACGAATTCGCGCTCTCTACATTGACGACTTCATACTGTCCATTAAGGGTAATTCCGCCGACAGCAGAAGCCCCAGACAAGTTTATAAAGGTGCCTATCGTCAAACCATGAGCAGAAGAATGAATAACAACTTCTTTACTGCCAGTCGTGGTTCTAATCGGGTTTTGGGAAAGCGTGCCTGAAAACGCAAGCGGAGTGATGTCATTGTAGGCACCGCCAAGTTCGACGTAGAACTTCTGATTTGTGCCGACGCTAAGAAGATTTAGCCCGTCAGTCGTTACCCAATTCCACATCGAACGCGCTACGCCGTCATACGTCTCACCGTTTACGGAGGAAATGTTTACCCACCCACCGATTTTCTGAGCGTAGCCGCCACGAAACCGCACCTTGTCTACGGTGAAAAAACCGCCTTCGCCAGCGTAGTTAGTGACCTCGCGGTTGACGCCGGGTTTAAAGTCAATTCGCTGAAGTGGCATTTAAATTACTCCCGACAGGTATAACGCCCGTTCGTCGTTACGCCTTTTTACCAGTCCCGGCAGGACTCTACCACCAGCCTTGGTCCACTTCAGGAACTCGTCAGCCGCTTCTTCAAACTCGCCCCGGTTTGTCTTCATCCGAAGGGAAGAACGTTGGAGATTGCCAAGACCCACGTTGAAGGCAAAACTGACGAGAGAATCGAAGATTCCTTGATTGCCAACAGCAGCAGGGCAAAGTCGAACCACACCACGCTCAAACCGACCAAGGTCTTGAGAAAGTATTCCGTCCACCTCGTCCATCGTGAGAACCCGGTCCCAGCCTGCGGGTATCGGTAGATTCTTGCGCTCCTCATACTTCACCGCAGCGTGAGTGGGATCAATCACGTGGCCGACGCCCACCGTCCACAGAAGCGCCGGACAACGGTAAGGCTTAGTCCTCACCCCTTCGTGGTGCTTGATCATGTCGATGGCAGCGCGGCTGACTTTCACTTCTTGCCAAAAGCCTGTGTCCCGAACCAGAAGGCAATAATTGAAGACAGAATCAGCATCTCGTCATCCGAGAAGACTTCAGCCATCGCAGCAGCAAACGGCACACCCGTGTTGTAGGCATACCAAACACCGGCAATATTGATAGCAACCAATTCCAGCACGAAGATATAGGTCACAACCGGACGGACAGAAGCCCGGAGATTGATCATCCACTGCGAAGCACCTTTACCAATTTCGATGTCATGCTGGTACAGGGCTTGACGTTCTTCGGCTGCGGTCTGGGTCTGGATCTGCTCTAGTTTGATTTCTTCAACACGAGCTTGAGCAATGAACCCTCGTTCTGCCAAAGCCAACTCACGCTCCTTCTGGGCAGCGACGAGGGCGAGCTCGTGTTTCTTGTCCTGCCGATCTTGAAAGATGCTGAGAATCTTGGGTAGCCCACCCGCAAGAAAAGACAGGAACGTAGAAACGAGCGTCATCATGGCAGCACCTGACTTATGGAGCTTCTGATTGGCTTACGTGGAGACTGAACACAATATCCGCCCGTTCAGCCGTGAGCACATTCGCTGCTACCGTAGCCGACTTATCCTTGTCGGCACCGGCAAGCCAATACTGCCCACCAACAGCATTAATCACGTCTAAAAACGCCGCAAGGCGTGTCTTCTGTTGAGCCTGCGCCGCCGCTGCAACGAAAGCCGTCAAAGCGTTGAACTCGTCCGTGGTAAAACGCTTTTTCATCGCTTCCGAGGTAATGATCGGTGGCAGGCTGTTATTCTCCCGAACAAACTGATACCTGCCGGGGTATTTCATGTTTACCACCTCTTCGGTAGCAACAATTATTCCAAGCGACTTGCCGCTGGTGTCGAACACTTCGTATACGTTTTCCATTAGAGATACTCCACAATAACGCAGCCAGCGCCACCGGCAACGCCGACTCCAGCAGCGCTGGCTTGATATGTCTGCCATGCGGTCGCTGTATAGGCATACCCTGCGCCACCACCGCCGCCGGTTCCAGGAGTTCCTCCGACGCCTACTGTTTGAGCGCCATATTGATAAAGACCGCCGTTCTGAGTGCCCTGAGAACCGCCAGCAAATGCGCCGCAAGGATAGGCTGTCGCAACTGCATAGGTATTTGTACCGGGACCGGTAACAGGCGCTCCGGCACCGCCACAGTTCGCAGCTACGGTGGCGGCCGAGTACGTATTTATTACCGTTCCTTCCGAAGAGATCCCCGGAACTTTTGTGGTGGCGTTAGCGCCTAATGCCGCAGGAAACCCGTATCCCGAGGAACTTCCGGCTCCTGCGCCTTGGCCGCCGTTTGAAGTTGCAAATGCGGTGTTTCCGTAAAGAGCCACTGCTCCGCCACCGTAACTATTGGACCCGCCACCTTGGGCGTAAAAGTCATAAGTAGCGTTATTCAAATTAGGTACTGTGCCGCCCGTAGACGCCACGTTTTTGTTAGCTCCAGAGCCACCCGTTACGATAAGGCTAATTCCGGGACCAACGACACTAGTGGACCCGCCAGTGGCCGCAGTATTTCCATTAGTTTGACCAGCACCGCCTGCACCAATCGTAATTGTGTATGACTGCCCTCTTGTGACATAAACGGATTTGATTGCCAAACCGCCCGCACCACCGCCCCTGCCGGTAGAGGAGCTACTAACCGTTCCGTTATAATCGTAGAGAGTATATCCGCCAGTTCCGCCGCCCCCACCTCCGACGACGACAAAATTGACCCATCCCGTTGCACGGGGAGTCCAGTTTTGGGTAGAGGTAACAACTTCCAATGCGCGAGGGTTAGTCGGCATCGTATTAAATTGTGAATAAACGCTCATGCTAAGATCCATCCTCTAGTTGCGTCAGAGAAGCGAAGTTGTACGGCAGCGTAAGGCGCGTTCAAGGTCATATCTTCTGCAATACCCTGAATATTCTGCCCGTTGCGTGCAACAACGTTCGTCAATAAACCATTCTGCACTGTTACATATACCGTATCGCTAAGAGCAGGCGAGGTCGGCAAGGTTACCGTGGCCGTAGTAGTCGCGGTAAGTACATAATGGAAGTTAGCCGCTGCCGAAATCGTCGTCGAAGCGGTAACCACCACGGTCGGTAGTCCACCACCAGTGGCCGAGGCAGAGATAGAAATACTACCTGTTGCATTAGTGACGACGATTCCAGACCCTGCCGTAATAGTGGATAGGGTATAGCCCGAACCGTTACCAATTAAAACTTGACCGTTAGTCGGGGCAGTTGAAAGCCCAGTGCCGCCTTGCGCCCTATTAAGAGCATTAGTCAACGTCAGGCTGGTAGCCGAAAAGTTCGTGCCCGTCAGCGTAGTGATGTTGGCCGACGTTGAACTGAGGGTCGTGATGTTGGCCGACGTTGAACTGAGGGTCGTGATGTTGGCCGACGTTGAACTAAGAGTCGTGATGTTGCCGCTAGTTCCGGTCAGCGTCGTGATATTTGCACTAGTTCCGGTCAGCGTCGTGATATTGGCGCTTGTAGCGGAAAGAGTAGTAACCGTCAGACTGTCAAAACTAATGGCCCCGCCACTTGTGATGTAGCTCGTGGCCTCGACGACATCTGTACCGTTCGATACCAACAGAAGCTTTTTACCAGCAGCAACCGAAACGCCAGTCTGCCCGGATACTTTCACCGTCACAGCGCCAGAAGCGTTGTTGTAGATGAAGTAAAGCTTCTTATTGGCAGGGACGATCAGGTTAGTATTCGTGCCGCCGGTCCCGGTCAATTCAATGTACATGTTACGGGCGACACCGGTCGCGCCGTTCGGGATCGTAATAGTGGTGTCAGTGCCGGTAGAAACGGCCTGAGTGACGTAACCTGAAATGGCCTGCTCAATCAGCGTGCCAAGGTTATTGTTAGTCGATGTACCCCAAGTACCGGCTTGATCGCCAGTACCGATGAGTTCAAGGGCTAAGTTTGTTGAATATGTACTCGCCATTTAATTACCTCACGCCGCGATTTGCGTCCAGTTCGCGCTCTGATCAGTATTTATCAAACCCCAAACATTCACTGCGGGTGATTGCGAGCCAATATAACCTGTCGCAGATACGCCCGTAACAATAACGATCCTATCTATCCGTACTTGTACTGTACCGATTTCCCCAGTTCCCGCTACCCCCGTCACAGGATAGATGGAATTCTGTGTAGCAGTTCCTAGTTCGCCAGTAGCCTCAACCCCTGTAACTGCTAGAACTTGGTCAGTAATAACTTCAACGCTTCTAACTAAGCCGGTCGCAGAAAGCCCCGTAACTCTCAAAACCTGATCGGTAAAGATCGCTACATTGCCAACCGCACCTGCCGCAGAAACCCCAGTGACAAGCTCAGTATGTCCAGAGATAACAACGTAGTTACCAATCTGAAAGGTGCCTTCGACCCCTGTGACTGACAGAATCTGGTCAGTAAAGACAGAAACAGTGCCAAGTTCGCCAGTGGCAGAAACACCCGAAACCGGGACGATAAGTTCAAGGAAAACCGTGGCATCGCCTAGCTCTCCCGTTCCCTCAACGCCAGTCTCGATAATGACTGCATCGGCAATAACAACTTCGTCGCTCAGTATCGCCTGAGCTTCAAGTCCGGTTACTGCAATAACTTGATCGTGTACAACAAAGACCGTACCAAGTTCACCGATAGCTTCAAGCCCGGTTACTGCAATAACCTGATCCGTGACAAGCGCAACAGTCCCTACCTCACCGGTACCGGTGAAGCTTACGGAAGCTGTGCCCCAACCGCCTTCACCCCATCCTAAGATAGGACTCCAGCCATCTAGGGCTACCACTACGTCTGTCACAGACGTAGCCTACTTAGGCGATGCGAAGAATCGCAGTCGAAGAAGCAGCAGCCGGGAACTGGATGGTGAAGTTACCAGCCGTGGAGGTCTTGTCACCGCCAAAGGCCAGAACTGCAACAGCCTTATTACCCTGAGTCTCGTTATAGATCAGAGCGCCGTTTGCCGTAATCGTCGCCGATTCCCACGTAACGTCCGCAAAATCGAGCCACGCAGTCGTGCCAGTCGAAGTCGGGACCTGCGAAATCGTCAGCGTTTTACCGCCAGCCGTATAGTTCGTGCCAGACGAAGACACTTCGTCCGTCGTGCTGTAGGCCGTCGTAGCCGCACTCAACGTAGCCGAAGAAGTGAACAAGGCAAGCTTGAACACATCCGCAGCCGTCGATGCACGGATAACGCCGGTACCAAAGTTGTGGATTCCGTCAAGGATTTCGACCTTGAACGAAGTCGCCATTGCCTGAGTAATAGCCATTAGAGGTCTCCAATTAAATGTGCAATTTCCGAATAACCCTGCTTCTCTAGCTTCTTACACAACTCCTTACGCTCAGCCGCTTGAGCCTCACGAAGGTATTCAACGAGCCAATATTGCAGGGCTTCTTTCGTGTCAACGCTGAGAATACGGTTGGCCGCACGCTCTGCAATCTCATCTACAGTATGCCCGCGATGATCTGTGGTCTGTACAAACACCAAACCAACTTCTGTATTTGCATTAAACATCAAGTCACCGGAATCCTAACTTGTCCAGAACGATATGCATCCTGACGATCCAAGCCATCGCCAAGACGTTTGAGGAGTGCTAATGACTCCTGATATTTCTGCTCGTAATACTGCATCATGTCCTGCTCACCTTTTAAATAGGTGTACGCTTCGCGCAACGACCCGTAGAGCAGTACCGTCTCAAAGTTATCACCCAGCCACGAAGTACCGTAGTTAACGATTGAGACGGGGTAATAGTAATAGTGCAGTTCAGCCGAATACGCTAAATCGGGCGTAGGCCCAAGGATCATGGTGTTGTCGTCCCAGATCGCATAGTACTTGGGCTTACCTTTGCTGGCCGGAAACGGGTATGCCGCTCGGATGTAGTTCACATCCTTATTCAGCAGGTATTCATATTCACCAGTCGTACCATCAATCACGGCCAAAGAGAACGTCGAGAGCCAATCAGACGGTAAAGAAAAGTATTGGAAATCTGCCGTCATCGTGCCCGTAACATTTTTACGGATGGCCGGGATCTGAACGGAGTTATAAATCCGCTCTTCAGCAAGCTGCACAAAATTCGGGATATTAGCCACGAAGGAAGTCTCCGTGGACTGGCAATAGTCCTGAATTGATTGTGAAAGCTGCGTGTAATTCACGGCGACCAGCCTGACCTGTACTTAGCGTTGTTCTCAAGGTTGATCTGCGATACGAACTTCTT